CACGAGCAAAAGGTTTCACTCGAAGACTTTTTATTTTATGACAAGGATACATTGAAGGAGCATCTTCCTAAAATTGTGTTATCTAATACACTGGGTATGAAGAAAGTACTCTCAACCCTAGAAAAATATACTACAGATCTTCAGATACCTTAGTTGCTAAGTAGAACTTGAGTTCACCCAAATTCGCGACGTTATACTTCAAGATAAGAAATCTATTACCCGTTTCTTGTATAATTTGCACAGACGCACACATACTCGTCGCCTTTGTAAAGATATTCAAATACTTTAGACTATACAACCCCGTAATTTTCTGGCTTTCCTCTGGGCACTCGATGAATGTCTCTTGATTGGCGAAATCACCTTCACACGCGAGTCTGAGACTCTTACCCTCCCGTGTGATTTCAATTTCAGACCCGAGATTGTACATATCACGACACAATCTTTGGAAGTCTGACGAGGGTAGGGTTGTCACAGTTGACATATGAATCTCAGGGACCTCAATATGACTCTCATTGATATCTAGGAGTTTGAGTTGAAATTTAGAACTGGTTTTCTTAGTTTCACTGGTAATTTTGATATCCATATATTCCTTTGAATTAATTTCAATTTGAAGAACATCATTATTTGTGATAGTTTTCAATAGTTTGAAAGTATTTGAAATGTTGATACCCGCGATGATTTCTTCTTGATCACACGAGTATTCCTCAAAATTATCCGCTGCCAAAAACATATCGATGAGGGAGGTTCTGGCGGTATCCAGCGTAACTATATACATCCCTGTTGGTCTAAAATAAACATTTACATCATTTAGGATATCTTTTAGAACTTCAAATGTCGACTTAAAAGCCGAAGCTTGTATTGAAACTAACTTCATATCTAATGTGCTTACGCGTTAATTCTTTAAATCTGCATCAGTGTAGGCCAAACCCTTAGACACATCCCTATTGATTTTCTCTTCAAGTTCCTTTGTCATTGCGGGTTGTAGAGACTGACCATAGTTATCTAAATAGAACATATTTTGATCTTTCTCATTACCGTCGAGTGATGACATACTACACCCCCCACTAAACCCGCCGTGATCTATCTCTTTCTTGGGTAAGAGAGAGTCTAACCAGTTTTTTATTTCACCCCCTACTAGAATTTTTCCATTCTTTGTGAGCATGGTGGGAACCCGTGTGATCTTGTTCTGAAAGTTCTTAGGTATTCCCTGTGTATTCACATTATGAAATTGCACGAGTTGCTTTAGCTGGGACTGACTATTCACATATTCAATGATATCCATAGAATGTTTACATCTCGGACTGTAGATAAGCAGCGACATCTATTATCTATCTGGTATTTTGTAAAAAAATATTAACGCACTATAGTAAAGATGAAGAACTTATACATTATTTTGATTCTCTTCGTCTTGGTGATTATAATGACCAGGCGTGAGACATTCGTCGAAATATTCGGGCAGTCAGGGTACAAGAAACCCATTGACTATGTACGACTTAACGATCCCAGACCAGACCTTTCCAAGTACAATGAGGCCGAGGCGATTGTCGATCATGACACAATGGAGAGATTTGTACTTCAAGCGAACGCTGAAATCTCCAAGCGTCTAGGTGTCCCCACCTATATCATTGAAACTACGAGGGTCAAATACTACACTGGAAAGGAGAATAATTTGTATGAATGTGTTTTCATGACCATTAAAAATGGGGGATTCTCCTATGGTTTCAGCGTAGTTGCATCATTTGAGGCCAAGGGTGATGCCCTTAAACTTATCTCCCTGCGCACCCAGCCAATCGATGCCGATAAACCAGGCGATGTGAAGGCTTTTACCGAGGGTTCCCCTGGTAAAGAATTCCTCAATTTCGAAATTGTCAAGAAGGCTGCCATGCCCAATAAAAGTGAGTTTGATGCGGCTAAAAATAAGTTAGAGTAATTGTAATGATCAGCATCAATGATCTTCTAAAAATAGATGATAAGAAGAAACAAATAAAGAAGGAAATTTATACCAAGATAGTCGAACAGTTTTCATCTAAGATAAAAAAGTCTTCTGAGATGGGTCATAAACAAGTATTTTTGACGATACCTCTATTTTTGATAGGGTACCCCGTTTTTGATAGATCAGCAGCGTGTCGGTATGTATCAAGACAGTTCGAGAATGGTGGGTATATTGTGGAGATGATCAGTGAATTTGACATTTACATTTCCTGGTCGAGACCCAAAAAGAGAAAGGAAAAGGTATACGAAGATGATGATGATGACGTAGATCTCCCAAATTTGATGAATCTCAAGAAGATTGCGAATAAGTACAGGGGGGGTGCGTAGGAAATAACTATTTTAAAAACCTAATTAATCATAAATGGACAACTTGAACGTACTCGTAGAGGCTAAAAAGGAATACCTCGGGCAGTTATGTCTCATCATGTGTCCACCTATGATTGAAGTTTTTGACGATATGTACAAGGAAGCCGTAAAGATTTCGAAGGGGCGGAAGGTTCTCATTATGTTCCAAAACTTGTTAAAGGAAGTTCCCAACTGGTCTAACGCGATGTCCAAGCGACACTCGGATAACATCGCGGATAGATGCGCCTGGTTTAACGATCTCCTCGCCGCGGTTTTCGTCGCGTGCACCAAGATTCTTTCGGCTGTCCGTCTCAAGGCTGACAACAAGAAGATTTCCCTCAAACTCCCAACGAATGAAGTGTTTATTCAAACGTGCTACAACAACATTGCCAAGGATATGTACAAGGATCCCTATATTTTCCACGATGAACAGAGTGAGTACGCCAGGGACGAAAACCTGACCAGACGCTTCTGTCTCGCCATTGAAACCACCGTCAAGGAATTGATCCCTGTGCAACAGATTCTCCAAACCTACATGTCCCAAGAGTCTCGGGATATTGACCTCGATGGTGATATTGAGGACACGATCGATCCCGATGTGATTGATGACACCCTAGATGAGATGGAGGAGCCGATGGAGGAGCCGGTGGAGACTGGGGAAGTGCAGGAGGGTGAGCCTATGCCTATGGAGGGTGAACAAAGTGAACCCGTTGAACAGTTCGGACTCAATAATGAATTTAAGACTGTCCACGGGGTTCAGGCACCAATTGAGCCTGAGTCTGAGCCTGAACCACAACCTCAGGGGGAGCCAGTGGAGGACGATGTTTTATTTGGTGACGCACCAGAGCAGCGTACAAAAAAACTTGCCTATAATTAAATGGAGTCCTTGTCAGAACATTTCCGCGACCCGCTCAGTGCAGCCCTAATCGCGGGTGTCATAACCGCTGGTTATATTCATCTCAAAGCTCATCTCAATAATGAGGGTAAATTAGAATTAAATAAATACACAAAACCAGCCGTGCTCAATGCGATACTGGTATTTTTCATAGTTTCAAATGGTTTAGGTAAAAAGGAGACCATATCTAGTGATCCTTTCTAAACTTAAAGATTACACGTTTATATTAAGAAAATGGCATCCGTTACTGCGTTCAACGATATGATGGGTCAATTTCTTGTGGAATTGCACAAGACTTTTCCAGAGGAAAAAGGCATTAAGAAGATGTTGACATCGTTCGACCTCTTGAAGACTACAAACCCCCGCCTCGTTGTAGATGGGTTTATGAGTGGTATGACTCCTTACGCAGAGCAGTTATCTTCAAGGGATGAAAAGTTTTTCATGGAGGAGACTAAAAACGTTGATTTTTTGAAGGACCTGGATTTCGCCACGTTGTGGGGTATCATGTCAGTAAACACCAAGGAAGCCACTTGGCAGTACCTCCAAACCCTGTATATGCTCGGTACCACGATTCTCTCCATCCCCGCGGAGACTCTCACGATGATTGAAAGTCTCGCGAAGGATTGTGCCGATAAGCTTGAGAATGGTGATCAGGAAATTGACCAGGATGCACTCATGAAAATGATCGGCGGTATGATGGGCGGTCTCCCCAAAAATTAAACCTTAATATATATTAAATGAGAGCTTGGTTCGACGACCCTCGGCAACTCATCAGGCGTGATCAAATTTCAGAATTTTGGCCAACAAGTGATCAATCACCAGAGGATAGGATTAACGCGGCTTCGCGTTTTGTTCTTTATGCCAGTAGTATTGTATTTTTAATTCGACGTGACCCAAGGGTATATGTCCTCGGGTTAACCGTTCTCGCTGTCATCTTCGTTCTATACAAGATGAAGATGGTAAAGGTGAATTTAAACCGGGTTTCTAAATACGAAATGAATTCGTGTCAAGCACCCACCAAAAACAACCCCATGGGTAATGTCCTCATGACCGACTATGCCGATTCCCCCAATCGTTTGGAGGCGTGTTATTATTCCCACCCCAATGAGCATGTGACTTCCGGTGTTCCATTCGATTCCGG